AAAATTTTGTACATCAGTGATTACTTCACTAGCTATCTGTGATTGTGATGTTTTCTTGTCAACATATAAATCAATTTCAAACGCCAAATTAATAATTTTTCCATTGGCTATTTGAACATAGTCATTTAACATCCTGTAGTCTGCCAAATATGTTGTTATATTATTCATCAAAGTACTTGTAGAAGTATTTGAAAGACTTGAATTGGCATCCAAACCTAATATATATATTTTAACTTTATTTTGTTCCTCAAATACACCACATCTAAATGGTACACCAAATTGACCTGGCATCATAGATATTCTAGATTGGTAATCTTTGATTGTTACAGCTCTATTTTGAGATGAAAAGTTATATTTAACCAAGTTTCTAATTTCCTCAACACTAGGTTCGTTTCTACCACCCAAAGCTGGGAAAGCATTGTTTACTTTCAATGAAGCTTTAACAGCATTGTTTATTGTTTGGTTTGGTCCAGTAACAGTCATGTTTAATAAACCAACACTTGTTAATATACCAGTACCCAAGTTTGTATCAGCACCTCCACCTACTCTATATTTAATAAACATGGTTGTATTGGCTGTTGGTGTTTCACCCAAAGACATGTTATTGATAAAATCACCAATTTGATTTACCAAAGCAGTATTTGTATCAAAATCACAAAGACTAGAAGTGTCTTGACTACCACCACCAAGTGTAATTTTGGTAAACCCTAAATCAGTGTATTCACGTATAAATTTTTTTGTTGTTTTTATCCATTTTCCTGGTCTAACACCAGCGTTATCACTAGCAATAGTGTTATCTTCAATGAAAATTTCACTTTCAGCCAATGCATCCATTTCATACCATCTGAGAGATGGGTCTAAAAACTGGCTTGACGTTGGAACGGTTGTATAGTTGGTGCCTTGCAAAGCTATCATTGAATCAATGGATATTACGTTATCATCTGGTAATACTATAGTTAAGAATGGTTTTACATCAGAAGCTGTTATTACTCTACTAAAAATCTTTGTAAACCCATTAACAACCATTTCTCGCTTAACAATCGTATAGTTTGTCAATATACCGTTTGAATTAAAATTAGGTAATATCAATCTATTTGGAATACCACCTATCGTAAATGGGTTTGAAAAATCAATATCATTCGTGGTTTCAAATATCTTACCACCACCAGAAACTTGTGCACCGCTAGAAATAACAGGACAATATGAAACATCAAATGTGTCACCAAAAGGAGGCACCGTAATTGAAAAATCTACAATGGTAACACTTGGTCTTTTTCCTGGAATTTTTAAACCAAAAGTTCTGGCCATTGAGAGTACTGATTTTTTTTCTTGAGCATAGTCAATTTGTGTTTCTTGAAACATTCTATCAGTGTTGAATGATAACATATCACCAACCGCAGCGTTTAGTTCAAGAAGCATCATACCAACTGATGCATCGTTATAATCGTTAAAAATATCTGGGTAATACTGTTTAGCCATATTAACCAAATCAGTTCTGATATCTGCGAAATTTCGTGAAGAATAATTTATTCCTGTGTTTGCCATATTAAATGTTGATTATTACAAAGTCTGATACGTTAAAGACATCGTTTGTTATTGTGTAATCTATCCTTACAACAGAAGCATAATCGCTTTCTGTTGATTGGTCGACTGTTAAACTGTTTATTTTTAGATTAGGTAAATACTTTTTTACCGCTGTATTTACTTCATCCTTAATACCACCTAATGTTAAACCATCCTCTGGTTCAAATATAAATTTAAGTAAATCAGTCCCAAACTCTGGATTATATAGTCTTTGACCTTTTCTAGTCAAAATCAAATGCATAAGGTCAGCTTTTATAGCCGCATTTGGGTCTGAATTCAAATCTAAGAAAAAACCTTTACCACTATCTTTGAAGGGGTAGTTTATATTTATATAGCGACCATTAGCCATTGTTTTCTATTTTAGTTTTGAATATAAAACCTTTATATTCTTTATTTTTATTTATTCTTTTTGATATCGCAGAAATATTAACATTAAAATATTTAGCTGTCTCAGAAACTGAATTAAATTCCATCACAACTTTATCAATATTAAATACAATTACTTTTTTCTTTTTTTTGTTTTTAGTGTCTTCACTATGTTTAAAACCTTTAGCGTTACTAATTTTACCAATTTTAGCTAAAGATTGTTTTTCCTTAGTTTTTTCAGTAACAACACACCCTTTTCTAGGTGAAACCTTACCAATTTTCTTTAAACTCATTTTATTTTTTGTTTCTTCAGTATGTTTTTTACCTAAATTATATTTATTACCTTTATTTCTATTAGATAACCATTCTAAAAAAGATTCATCCCTTTTATTTAAACCACCACCACCATTGTTTGAATTGGTTAAATTAAAACCCCACGCTTTAATTTGATTAATCCAATATTTCTCCCAAAAAATAACACAATTATCATCATCAATTTCATCTATAATTATTTGTTTTACCTTATAGTTTATAGATGAAATCCACCTTGTTTTATTATTTTTATCACTAAAATTTTTAGCTTCGTAAATATGATTACTTAACCTATATAATGGGTTTCGCCTCGTTACACCAACATATTTTATATTATTTGGCTCATCCTCTGAAACCAAACCATATATTGTTAATTTGGGATAATTTATATTTATGTATTTACCGTTTGCCATATTATCTTTTTACATAAATATAATACTAAACAATTTTAGTAAGTAAATATGGAAATAAAAAAGGCCCTTTTGGGGCCTTTTTATTATTTTTATTAAACTGTTAGGTTGTGCAACCAAAACATTCAAATTGACTATCCTTTGGTTTTTGTTTTGCAATCATGGTTATCTGATTGGAAGCGAGCTTGGAATTAGCATCCAATTTTGACTTGGTTCTAGTATAATAAACACCTGTTTTAAGCCCACCTTTCCATGCATACATCAAAGCACTGGCAATCTTACCGTATTTGGCATCAGAATGATAAACGTTTAATGATTGTGATTGGTCAACGTATTTGTTTCTAATAATAGCCAAATCCAACAATGTTTTTTGAGAAATTTCCCAAACATCTTTATATCTAAATCTGATGTCTTCTGGAATTTCAATAATATTTTGAATACTTCCCTTGTTTTTGATGACTTTATCAATCATTTCTGAATTCCAAAGGTCATTTTCAAGCAAATCATTAACCAAATACTTGTTTATTATCAAAAATTCACCTTGACCTACTCTTCTGGTGAACAAATTAGAAGTCACTGGTTCAAATGATTCAAATACACCCAATAAAATAGCAGATGATGCTGTAGGCATAAGTCCCAAGAACAAACTATTGTAAAGTGGGATTGGTTCCCCAGCTGGTTTTGGTGACCAACCTTCAATATATGTTTCACCTTTTGAATAACGGCTACCTTCCCATGATGGATAATTTTCACCAGTTTCTTCAGCTATTTTCATTGATTCTTCAACCGATGCTTTATACATTGTTTCAAAGATATCATTGTTCCATTTTTTAGCCTCTTCACTTTCAAAAGAAATCTTTTTCTTAGCAAAAAAATCAGCCAACCCAGCAACACCAATAGCCAATGCTCTTTGGTCAAGACCAGCTTCCTTGCTCCAATCATCACTCCATTTATTTTTATTTATGACTTGGTTCAAACTTCTAACCATAACTCTGGTGCTTTTCTCAATACTTTTCAAGGTATCGTGTTCAGCCAAGTTCATAGAACCCAAGGTACACTGTGGTGTGTATTTAGGTTTTGAAGCTTGAAAAATCTCACAGTTGTGTACTAACACATTATTAGCGTAGAAATTCTCTGTTTTATCTACTTGGATGTCATACACATCCATTTTTTGTTCTAATTTATTTATTTTTATCATACTTATTTATTTTTATATTCAAATTTACACCCTTTATAAGTTTTATTTCGACCTTTACATACTGCTAATACTGAAGTTATTTTACCGTCTATGTAATCAGCTGCTGATTTTAATGACTCAAATACCATGACTTGGTTGTCTTTATCAATCATTATTACTTCTTTTTTATTATTACCTATTTTAACATCAAAAGTGTAATCTTTATTATCAT